AAGACGGTGTTATAGAATATGATAACGATACATTAAGAAAAGGATCAAACTAATCTAAATACGTTTATGAGTGTTATAATCTACCAAGAACATTGTGAGTACCTTGAGAAGAAGAATGAGGAACTCAAAGAAGAGATCCTCTTCCTTAAGACTCAGCTAGAATTTAAAACTATGGGACTTCCTGATTATGAAAACATGGATAGATCGAGTACGTGAACTAAGTGGAGAGGATTATATTTACATATCATTAATATATCTCGAAGCGTTTGTTGTAAATATTATAATGAACACTGGTATGAAAGTGCCAGATATAGTGTCACTAGATAAACTGTCACAAGGGACAGAGACACCAGTCGAAAAACCTGTATAATTAATAGTAACTGACTCTGACATTATTATGCCAAGTAAAGATCAGAGATCAATAGAAGGAGATGAGACGACCTATGACAAATGGGATCGTGCTCGCTCTCTTTTTATGGAGTCTCTCTATAAACCAGACCACGAGTTAAGGGCATGTGCTCATAACCAAAAATGTTATTATGAGCTGTTGGAAATCAGAGATAGTATGGTAGAATATGCAAAGGAGATGAAAAATCCTCATAGCATTGATACATCACCTTACAACAAGATTCCTACGAGATACTAATGACTGAAGACGAATACAAAGCAACGCTTAAGAATTTTCTTATTGCTCAGAACAATAACGATCACAACTTCTCATTACTACAGGCACAGATTGATGCATTGCGTAAAGAGATTGCTGATCTAAAAGACTTAAAAGAAATGTTTAGGTTACCTCAATTAAAGAATCAAAATCGTGAACCATTTGAGTATTACGATGCAGAAGAGGTGGATGACTAATGACATACATGCCTCGTGTCGATGACTATGTAGTTTGGGAAAGAGAAACATGGAGTGGTACATTTAGAGATGAGGGATGGGTATATTTTGTAGGTGATCCAGTAGAACCAAAGAGAGGATTTCCCACACCAGTAAGATATATTACAATAGAGACAGGTGTTAAACCCAAACCACACTGTGAGTTTGAGAAGAACCCTAGACATAAGAATACTCATACATTATTACTATGTTATGAGCAAAATTGGAATGAGTTAAAGTACATTAAGAATAGAAGGGAAGATAATACGAGTACATACAAATCACAAGAACATCGTTATTCTGACCCACAATGAATGCAATGAAAGAAAAGTTCTTCGCTGAAGGACATACATTACCAACATGTGTTAATGATGGTTGCAATAATAATGTACAGGTAAGAGAGTGGAAGTACTGGTCATTCAAATCAGAATGTTCTACATGTGCTACTGCACGTAAGAAAGGTAGAACTGTTGCTGGTGTGACAAGACACAAGAAAACATACTGTGAGAACCACGATGGTCATCTCGGATGGTTGTGTCCTGTAAATGAATGGACTGGATTTGAAAACTCATTAGACCTTGACCATTTGGACGGAAACCATTATAATAATATACCAGAGAACGTCAAGACATACTGTAAATTATGTCATGGACGTAAGTCACTAGAAAATGGTGACTGTCACAGTAACAAGTCATCATCACGTAAAATGGTATGAGCATATTTGAAGACACATTCTTAGTTGGTGATTCACAAGAGGTATTAAAGGAAGTTGATGATGGTATAGTACATTTCACATGTACTTCGCCACCATATTATAATGCAAGAGCATACTCAACTTGGCCAACCTATGATGAGTACCTTAAGTTCCTACACAATGTATTCACTGAAGTATATCGAGTGACTGCTGATGGACGTATGTGTGCTGTTAATCTATCACCAGTCATTCAAGCAAGAGAGTCACGAGCACATGAGAGCAAGAGACTCGCAATACCATTTCACTTCTTCTCCATCATGGAACGGATGGGGTGGAAGTATATTGATGACATAGTTTGGGTTAAACCTGAAGGTGCTGCCATCAATCGCAATGGTGGATTCTATCAGCATCGTAAGCCAGTAGCATACAAACCAAATATAGTTTCTGAGGTTATATTAATTTTCCAAAAACCAGGAAATTTCTTAATTGATAAAATCCTAAAATCTCAAAAAAATGAAATAGTTGAAAAGTCAAAAGTCGCAGATGGGTACGAGCGTAGTAACGTGTGGAATATACACCCAGAGACAAACTCTGATCATCCTGCACCATACCCTAAAGAGTTGAGTGATAAACTCATTCAATACTATAGTTTTGTTGATGACTTAGTTCTAGATCCATTCATGGGAAGTGGAACAACTGCAATATCATCTAAAGATTGTAATCGTCATTTTTTAGGTATAGAATTGCATGAAGAATATGTCCAGAAAAGTATCAACAGACTCAAGAAATTTCAACCACTAAGTAACTTTTTAACATGAAAGATTTGATATTATATGGTGATTGTAAGGACACACTTAAGCAGTTTAAATGTAAAGCAAGAACATGTATTACATCCCCACCTTATTACGGACTTCGCAATTATGGCGATGAAAGTAAACAAATAGGACTTGAAGATACACCTGAAGAGTATATTCAAAACCTTGTAGATGTGTTTAGAGAAGTAAGAAATGTACTTACTGATGATGGTACATTGTGGTTAAACATTGGTGACAGTTATTATAATTATAGACCTGGTAAAGGTCAGGGATTAGTTAAACAAACTGTTAGCAATACAAACCAAGATTTACCCAACAAATGTGCAAGACGAGGTAATAAATTAGATGGATTAAAAGAAAAGGATCTAATTGGTATACCTTGGATGTTGGCATTTGCACTGAGAGCAGACGGTTGGTATCTTAGACAAGATATTATATGGCATAAACCAAATCCAATGCCTGAATCAGTTAAGGATAGATGTACTAAATCACATGAGTATATTTTTCTATTGAGTAAGAACAGAAACTATTATTATGATCACGAAGCAATTAAAGAACAGGCAGTAGGTGAGCGTTGGGGTGGCAACAAACCTATCAACATGAATAATACTAAGGACACTAACAATCAGTTCAGTGGTCTTACAAGACCTCGTAAGATGGTCTATGATAAAAGGAATAAGAGATCAGTATGGAAAGTAGCATGTAAACCTTATAAGGGTGCTCACTTCGCAGTCTATCCACCTGAACTAATAGAACCTTGTATCCTAGCAGGATCAGAGGTCGGTGACGTAGTATTAGACCCATTTATGGGTTCAGGGACTACAGCAATGGTTGCTAAGAAGTATAGTAGATCATATATTGGATGTGAACTCAACAAGGACTATGCCAGTTTACAAACTGACCGTATTTCTACCATTCCGAACAAACTTCCGTTATACTAAGATCAGTTCAGTCAAATTACTATGACATTCCAACTCGGATCAACCACTTTCTCTTCTCGTTCTGATGTTGAGTCTGATGCACGTTTACTTGTATTAGATGCATTACAGGATTGTGACACTGGTGATCAACTGTTATCATTCTTAGAAAACTGCTTAAGTTACAGTGAAGTTTCTATTGGTACTGATACCGATGGTTCAAATAACTACATCTTCTCAGGAAGTGTTGGTTAATGTCAATAATAGTGGACACTTTAATTAGTGTCCACTAATTTCCCATCTGGGTCAAATTTGACCTATAATAATAGAGTACACAACAAAGGAGATCAATGAGTAACCAATTTGTATCAAATGTAGATGGTGCAGTCATTGAATACTATCATAATAATGATGGCACACTATCATACAAATTAGAAGGAACAGATTGGCAAGATTTTATAAAGGAAGATAGAAGAGCATATTCAGATAAAGAATACAACGAATTCCTACACATCTTGGAGAACAACTAATGAAACTTGTTACTTATTCATTCCGTATCGTTGCTGAAGATGGTGACGAACCAAATCCAGTTCATTTATGTGAAGAGATACAGGCATATTTGAACAGTAATTTATCATACTATAATGATGAGAGTCGTGTAAATGCTGAAGTAATAGGATATAATGTAACGCAAGATAATTATGTAACATATCATGCACAGGAGGAATATTGATGATTAGTCCATCTCAATACGAACAGTTTCACGAGTGGTTAAATCAATGTCCCACTGAAATACTACAATACATTGATAATACTGACAACATAGTTGTTACCATTGCCCAACCATCTTATGAGGAGGAAGTAAAATGAAGTATGCACATGATGATAAAGGTCTTCCAATATACCTTAAGGGTTATGAATACGATCTCGTATTATATTGTTTAGAACAACAATGGTCAGAGTTCTCTATTGATGAAGCGAAGGATGCAGATAATATTATTGATAAACTATCCAAACTAACAGAGGTAATTTAATCATGTTCCAAGACTTCACAAATGACATTGCATATTGCATCCAATACTTAGGATGTAATCACGAAGAAACTGATGAATTGATCGGTTGTGCTGATGATATGGGTTTAAGTGTACAATATTTTTGTGAAGAGTTTATATTTGGTGGAGAGAACATAGCAAATTATCATAATGATGAGTATTTAAGTATTGATGAGTTCAATACTATTCATGGCATCTATTTTGAGGAGGTTGAGTAATGTATTCAAGTAATTTTTTTGGAAGACTATTTTGGGTTGATGAGGACAATGAGTTCAGATCATGCCCAGAAAAAATAGATGGAACAGGTGATTTTGACTGTTCTGATTATGTTTCAGAGTGGACAGATTGGGATGGAGTTAATTATGAATTACTCTTTAATATCCATCAATCATGCATACTTAACAAACTTAATCATGCAGGTTCACTAAGAATTAATGGAGTTTAACATGCATAGTCATCAAATTAAAGTTAATAGATTCACTAGATCTGGAGAGCATGGTAAAGGAATACAATGCCCCAAATGTAATGAATGTTTTAATGTGTACCATTTCGCATGGTCAGCACTAACATGTCAGTCATGTAACACAAGCATTGACAAGTATGACTGGTGGTTGGTATGATAGATACTTATAGTGCATGGAGGTTAGCATGAACATTTTAGATTGGATTTATCGTGCTATTATGACCATCAATGTTGGTACTCACAAAGGTGAGGACATTGAGGATGGTACATATACTCGGTATGCAAATCCAAATGCAACTCAGAGTGAGTTCGATGGTAAGAAGATCATTTACCATAATAAGGAGGATCATGCCAGTATATAGAGACTATGAAATTAGAATCAATCTAAATGAATTGATTGAAAAGAGAAGACCCACTTGTAACCTATTACATAAGGATCATTGCTTCACTGAAGCACAAGTTGCTGAGATAGCACATGATATTAATATGGAATTAGATTTACATCCAATATTCCATCAAGTTGATGAACATATTATGAGATATGTACAGGCAGCAGGTATTGATAATACTGAACATTGGGTTGAACCACATTTACCTGACCTTGAGGAATAAACATGGCAGTATATAATAATGTACAGATCACCATTGATCTAAATGAACTGGTTGAAACAAGATGTGAATTTCTATTTAAAGATGAGAAAGACTCATCTGTAACACCTAATCAAATAGACTACATCGCTGAAAGATTAAGAACTACATTAACATGGGATACATTATATCACATGGTAGATAGTTCTATATTAGAATTCTTTGACTGTCACGAACATCCTGAGATCTGGGATCCGCATTATGGTGAGATTGCAGGTAATGAACCAGCAAAGTCATTTGAGGAAGCACAGAAGCGATTTAAACGTGATTTCACGATGATTACCATTAAGAATAGTGCATGGGAGTTAGAAGTGCCTATTCGTAAGGACAGATTACAAAGTGTCACAAAGGATGATGCAGAGGATCTAAAAAATGGTATTATATAAATGTTGAGGGATATGTGGTTCCTACGCCCCAAACCTACTGACCGCCACGACTTAGAAGCGTGGACATGAGGTTGGTAGAAACCTATTACTGCACACATAAGACAGATGGTTGAGCACAGTGTGGGGTTATCCTACTAAGATGTGCAAGTGGTGGGGGTTCAGGTGTAAGCGATTCCCGTAGGGTAAATTTGGGCATATAGGTGAAACCTATGTTGATTTGCCCCACTCTCTCAACTGCTCTAATCATCTTGTAGTTTCAGGATTAGGGGCGATAGGAAACTACATCAAGTGTGGCGTACATCAATGATTCGCTCTTATTGTTATAAGTCCACACTTTTTTCACCATACTATAGGAGTTACAATGCCAACAGCAGTTGACACACTTTCACAAAAGGTAGCAGTAAGAAGATATACTAATGAATTGTGCGATGCGTTGGAAGAAGATTATAGACAGCAACATTTAAGATCAATGGAGCGTATGCACGCTGAAAGTGCATCTGAATACACACGTAATGAGATTGAAGCAACAAAGAATGGTACTGCTAAACTTATGAAGTTTACAGTATATGATGGACGTAAGTACTTTAAGATTGTATCACGAGAGTATGATACATTTCAAGATAGAAATGAGTACAAGGATGGAAGTGTTAATGCATTTGTTGATCGTAACACTGGTGATGTATATAAACCAGCATCATGGGCATCACCACACACTAAGCATGTAAGATATAATTTATTAGATGAGAGATCAAGAGCAGAATGTCTTGGTCGTGCAGACTGGGCAGGTGGTTACCTTTACATGAGGTAACCCATAGGTTGACAATCATATCTAAATACGCTAAACTAATGTATCACCTCTTTTAATCATGTCTCAAGCAACTTACATCGTAGTAAATGACACTGCATTTGTAGTGGATCAACCAAACGGAGTACCATACGTATGTCAAACGTATGCTGACTACAACTCACAACTCTCAGGATCATTGAAACTGGGTGTTGACTGGGATTCAGCAACAGAAATAGCATGGGAAGATATGGATGATGAAGATGTTGAGGAAGTAGCAGTAATATGTAAGCATTTGAATGAACTTGCCAAGATACAGTGGGCATCTAAGCACGTCCTTTAATTCTCTCTTATTAACATGAAAAAGAACCTATTCCACGAATACATCTCGGAGTTCATTGAATTCCGCTTTGACTACGCAGATGGTGATGCAGTAGTCCGTCCAGTACCAAAAGAAGGATTGGATGATGAAGGTGTTAAGAAGTACTGGAGACTATTCTCTAGGTATCCCAACGATTTTGCAGCATCCGCAGTAAAAGCGTTACCTAAAGATGTAGAGTTCGTATCCTACGATCATCTAAATAATGTATTCCAGTTGAGAGCAAAATGAACTCATTTGACTTAGATGACAACGAAAGTTTCCGCATATCTCACCGCAGGGATGAGATATGTGAGGGTGTTGTAAGTCGTCTATTGACGCTGTTTGCGGAGGAAAGACATGACGATGCACTCTGTTTATGTCAAGAATACCACGAATGGATGGAAGAAACTATGCTACATAAGGAGCAGACATTCTTCTATAATGAGGATGAACTCAAAGAATTATTCCATTCCCTTGAACGATAAAATGAGGGAAGATCTTAAAAACTTAATACTAGACTACATTAACGCAAAGAACAAAGGTCAAGACAAGGAAGCAGAGAGATTACTTGAAGAGATCAACATTCTACGCATGGAGCAGAAAACTTAATGGCACGCACTCAAAAGAGTTTGGATGCTAATCTAAAGAAACTAACTACTACATCACGCAGGAAGAAATGGGAGAATGATCCCTATAATCCTGAAGTGATTAGTAATCATCCTGATGCACCTAAGTGTCCAGCATCACGTAAATTAGAACTGTTTCCACATGGGAGCACATTTAAGATACGTTTCGATGATAAAAGAAAGAAAGATCCATTGCCAGTAGCATGGTTCAGATATTATTATGATGCATGTGAGCACATAATAAAACATAACCTTAAACCCCAACATTATTCATTAAAAATTAGGAGTAACAAATGCCATTGATCATTATAGTCGCAGGAGCATCATCCATAGGTGTTGCCCTTGCATTGTACATACTCAGAAAGTATGATCCACATGTATGATACAATAAAAAAACCCACCTTTCGGTGGGTCTCGTGACAGTATTTAATTTGGATTCATTGAAGTATGTCCTTACAGATTTGTTTACTCGTATGGTCTTGCTCGCTCGCTATCATACAGGCATAGTAATCATTAAGTCTCGTGGTATTGTCATCTCTTGTATTTGATGCATGTAATGAATGATTCCATCCTCTAAGTTGATTTTGCGATACGATGTTATGCATAAGACCTCTCTTTGAATTGAACTCATAATGTAGTAGATTTGGTTACATTGCCCTCTATTGAATACATAATTATTTATATGAATTAACCCCATTTCAACACATATATTAACTATGCATAATTACTCAAAATGACTGAAGAAAAAGACTGTACAGAAGAATACTTTGATTGTGATGCCGAATGTGACATCAATGATCAAGAATGTAAGGATGAATGTGTTACTGACCTTAAGCATTGTGATATGCATAGTGATGAAGGTGAGATCATATCTGAACTACTAACATTAACAGCATTATTAAAAGGAGAAATGACTAGACTAACAACAAGTAATTCTATGGGAAGAACAAGTAAGAAAATCGTAATAGAATATGACGTTAAGACTAACACTTAGCGATCACCTTAAATACCTGAAGCAATTAAAATATGATCTGAAACATGATTATAAAACACCCTTAAGAAAGAGAGATAGATTAACACATGATAATATTCATAATAGGATACGTGATAATGGTTCTAAATGAAGGATTTGTTATGATGAGACATGTATCACCACTATTCGCACAAATAAGACAAGAACTAATCAAAGACTTTGGTAGTAGATGGCAACAAATCCATAGTACATTAGATTGGTTATGGATAGTATTAATAGGAATAGGGTTGTGGATAAGTGTAGGTCATAGGGTTGTGGAATTGTGGTCACTTGGAGTGTTTTGGGTAGGTGCATTGTGTTTAATATATGTACCAAAGTGGTTGAGAGAGAAGGCAGGATAACTATTGAGAAATGTTCTCAGGATACTATCCTATAGTAACTATCCGCACGTTGGTATGACTGAGGTTTTCCACAGTGGTTGTGGATAACTCTGAATCATTTAGAAATGGTTAAAAAAATATAGGTAACGTGCTCTCTTCTTGTTGTCTTAGCGTGCCACCTACCGAAAGTCAAGGAGTAGTGTGACAGTTCTCAAAGTGGCACAGAAACCCTCCAAATCCCTCTGAGGAGGAGTATAATAAAGTCATAAATCCAAAAAACTCGGAAATCTCACTTTTTAAGTTTTTCAATATTTTAAAAAGTTTGTATTTTTGACTTTTTGAGTTTTTTAAGTTTTAAATCTTTTCTATTTTCTTTAAAATGGTCAAAATCACAGGCATTTTCGATGATTTAAACTCATCCGCCGTAAAAACAGTTAAATTTACTGAAAATACTGTTATAATCACATATAACAGTAATATAAACAAAGAATACGAGTTTAATTGTGAAAATGTATTAGAATTTACACAATCATTCCTTAATTGTATATCAAACAAGGAAAGTGTAGGGAAATTATTACATAAAAGCATCAAATCGGGTGCTCTCACTGAAAATAAATAATACAACTGTTTAATTCATACCAATGACTAAACCTACTAAGTTAGATCATAGTAAGTACAATCAAATAGATGAGGACATAGAGGATTTTGGATATAATATTAAGAACGTTAAGAGATCAGGTAAAAAAAAGGTAGCACGTTTTAAGGAATATAAGAGTTGGGAGGAGGACAGTTATTAAGGTGGCACAAGGCAGGTAGAATTGGTAGGGTGATCGTATATAATAGAGAAGGTTGAGCAGCAGTGGATAAGAGAGAGGTAGACCAGTTCACAAACTGTCCACTTTTCTCCCCACTGTTGCCAATCTCGTCTATAATAAGAACATGTCAAACAAAGTTTCTATGATCACTCTTGAACTCACAATCGAAGAAGCACAAGCATACGCTGCCTCTTTGGATCGTGCTCTTGACAACCCATTCATCTCAGATGACGATGAGTGTCAAAACCTTTACACCTTAAGTGCTAAACTTGAAGGTGCAGTGGACGCATCACTAGACCCTGTGGTTTAGTGATGTTTTTCCACACCCTGTTGAAAACTTTTATTAACCTATTCTTTCTTACATTCATGCGTAAACTTGAAAAGCAAATGAACTTCGCAGTATCCAACAAAGGCAACTGGTCTGGATCCAACACCGATGTTCATTACAATGAGAATACAAATTGCAGTTCAGTTTATTTACATGGTCATAACATCGCTACGTATGATCATAACACAGGTGCATTAAAGATATCATCATGTGGATGGGAGACAGTGACTACGAAGTCACGTCTAAATGCATTACTTGATGAAGTCAAATACGGTGCAGGTGTGTTTCAAAAGCAATTTGAGTGGTTCGTAAGTTTCAGAGGTAAAGTTGTACCATTCTTTGATGGTATGATATTACATAACTCAGAAACTCTCGAAGTTGCATAAAGTTTAAAAACGCACTTTTTGAGTTTTTTGATATTCTCAGAAAGTGCGTTTTTTTGTTTTTATAAAAACTTAAGATTTAACAGAACGTGTTTAACGCACGATATGTTATAATTAATAACAACCTCGCCTAATCTATCATGAAAAATGTTAACAAGAATCAGCAATTTTTCATAAATGAGTTAAATGAACAAAGAGAAGAGTTAATTAACACA